CCCATTGCCTGCTGTGCCTGCTTAGTCCGAGCGCTAAACCATTTTTTAACCCGCATGCTCCGTATAGGGGCACGCGGGTTTTTGTATAAGAAAGGATAATTCCTGATGTTTAACCAAGAACCAGATCCAGATAATGACTATACCATGATCGTTCGGCAAACCCCCGAGGGGGAGCTGACGACCACATCACTCGTTATTGCTGAAGGAACGAAAATTCAACACGCCAGTGTGCTGCGGGTTGTGCGTGATAATGAAGAAGATTTTGAGGAGTTCGGAAGGGTACGATTTGAAATCCGACCCTTTGAAACTGCTGGTGGAACCCAAAATCGCACCATTGCGGTATTGAATCGTGAGCATGCAATGCTGCTCATGACCTATATGCGTAACACTGCGGTGATTCGTCAGTTCAAGAAGCAGCTTGTTAAAGCATTCACTGACATGGAGCGTCGGCTTGCCGCCCGTCCAGCGTTTGATCCTTCCCAGATCACTCGTCTGGAGATGGCGCAAATGTTGCTGAACGCCGAAACCGAGCGCCTGGCGCTGGAGGCGGAAAACAAGAAAATGCAGCCCAAAGCAGACGCCTATGATTCTTTCATTGATGCGTCTGGATCCTACAGCATGGGTGTGGTAGCGAAGATGCTGGGGGTGGGCCAAAACTGGCTGTTCCGTGAGCTGCGTAACCGAGGTGTGTTGATTCCTCGCGGCGCTATGCGCAACACCCCCTACCAGCGGCATATGGGCTACTTCGAGGTCAAAGCCCACCGCTATGAGCAGCCGAACGGGGAAGAAAAAGTGTCGTACACCACGTATGTTCTCCCTAAGGGCATTGACTTTATCCGCAGAACATTAGGGTTTACCAGGATTGACCCCATGCTCCCCATCCCTATGAACTAACCCCACCAAGCTGGTGGGGTTTATTCATGCCGCCCTGACTATTCGCATTTCACACAATCTAAAAGGAGGCAACTATGCAAGACGCTACTAGCGCCGAGCCCCAGGATGAACAAGACCCTAGCCTGGGGGACACTACCCCGGATATCAGCCAAACACCATCACAAGACGCCGGCTTACAGCCGGAGATGACCTTGGAAGAGGCCTTGGCGGCATTGGAGAAAACCCGCCAAGAGCGGGATGCTGTGCAGGCCGCGGCTGATAAATGGAAACAACATGAGGATTCCCAAAAGACGGAGCTCCAACTCATGCAGGAAAAATTAGCCGCTGCGGAACAGCAGCTAGCGCAGGAGCGGACAACAAACACCTTGTTGGAAGTAGCCGCTGCGCATGGTATTAAGGCGGAAGATTTACCGCTTCTGGGTACTGGCACGAAAGAGGAAATCACCGAGCGCGCTAAGCGCCTCCAGGCCCTGTACGGGGATCCTACGGAGGGCACCCCACCACCGTCGCAACGCCCTCGGCAAGGGCTGCAATCAGGGCAGGGAACCCCGAGCCAGGTAGACGATGTGGCGTACCCGGAATCGTGGATTCCGGCCGCTCTTCGAGCTGAAAAATAAAACCGGATAATCAAGGAGAAATATTATGAATGTGACTAAACGGCACTACAGCCCTGGCAGCGATGTTACTGCTAAAGCCGCAAAGGCGATCCCCGCAGGTAGTTTTGTCGTGGTCTCTGGGGAAATGGACGGTCGGAACCCGGTCGTCGATGTTGCTGGCGCGGATGCTATCCCATTCGGTGTGGTTGCCGCGGACGTGGCCAAAGATGACTACGTAACCATCTACCGGGCCGGGTATGTGCTCGATGCTATTGCTGCCGGCGCGATTGCTGCTGGCGCTAAGATTTCCACCGCAGCCGGCGGTAAAGCTGCCACCGCCGGCACTGGGCCTGTTGTGGCCATTGCCCTCACGAAAGCCGCGGGTGCGGACAAGCCCGTAACCATCGCACTGCTATAAAACGAACGAAGGAAACAACATGAAAAATTCTGGTTTTTACCCGGGCGCCGCCCCCACAGTAGCGAACGGTGCCATCACAGTGGATTTGATGCTGCAAGAACCAGCACGAATCTCTAAATACATCGCGGACATCACTGCCTTGAAGATGTTCACTGACCGCCTTTTCGGCCACAGTGATGCTCAGGGCGGCGCCATCCTGTACGAAGTCAATACCGAAAACCAGGTGTTAGCAGATGACCACACCGGTATCATCGCCCCAGGTGGCGAATACCCGGAGCTGGATGCTACTCCTGGTGAGCCCAAAGTGGCCCAGGTGAAAAAGCTTGGTGGTAAATTCTCCATCACCGACGAGGCGAAAGCGCGAAACGACATGGCGCTATTACAGCGCCGAGCCCAGCGAATTTCGAACACCATGGTGTTCGATGTGGACAATAATGGCATGCTCGCTATTAAGAAGGCCATCCAGGAATACGGGTCCTATATCCCCAAGGTGGAATCTTCCGGCTGGGTCAGCATGAACAAAACTGAAAAGCTCAAGCAGACCGCAGCGAAGTCGATCCGGGCAGAGCTCAACGCGGCCCTAGCCGCCGGTGAGAAAACCCAAATGGGTTACCTCTATAACTTGTTGGTCCTCCACACCGATGACGCACTGCAGCTCGCTAACACGTTTGACACTAACGACGCCCAGGATGCGTTCCTGAAGTCCCAGGGCCTGGAAGTGATTTCCTCCCCGCTGGCCACCCCAGGTGAGGGCCTGCTCGTTGCCGAAGGGCAAGTGGGCACGATCGGCATGGAAGAACCCATTAGTACCGCTACCTGGCGGGACGAAGCACGTGACCTGACCTGGACCAAGGTGAAAGCTGTGCTAGAGCATGTGGTGACTGACCCCATGGCCATGGTGCGGCTTACCGGATTAGGCGCCTAATGCCGTATGCAGTCGCTGCAGATTTGAAAGACCGGTGGCAAGCGTTTCCGCCAGGTCTTCCTGATAAGGTCGTCGATACACTGCTGGAAGATGCCGCAGTGTGGTTGAAGGCGAAGTTTCCCCTCATCCCCGATGCTCCCAGTGAACATCAAGCAGGCGTGCTAAAAATGGTGTCCTGCGCTATGGTGAGGCGCTCGCTCATTGCTGACACGCATGATGGGGCTTCGGAAATCACCGATACCGGTGGCCCATTCAGCAGCACTCTGCGATTCGCTAACGGTGAGGGAAATTTCTATCTCACCGGTCAAGAACGTGACCTGATCGAAAACGCTATCGGCGTGGGAGAATTCCGTAACATCACTGCCGAAGGATGGTGACGGCTGTGGCTACGATTACGGTACGACGCCCACCCAAGATAGACCGGCACGGTGATCCGATCGGTGAACCATCCCCACCTTGGGAAATTACAGGCGCCCGGATTGGGTGGGCAGGGGTTACGGTTGACCACGATCATAAAACGATCGTAACTACCCAACCTGCGGTGTATTTCCGCAGGCAAACCCCTAACCTGCAACCAAAAGACATCATTACAACCCCATTCGGCAAGATATTAACAGTGACGGAAATCCAAGTGTGGGAGCACCCACGCAGGGAAAACGTGACCATGGGCACGGTGGCGTTGTGTGAGGCGGTGATGGGGTAGATGAATTTTGAGCCACGCAAGATGCAGGGATATCTAACTGGACCAGAAGTAGAAGCCATCATGTTTGAAGCTGGGTATTTGGCGCAAGCCCTGTATGAATCATCTGCTCCGAAAAACACCGGCCGGTTAGCGGCATCTTCTGTCGTTGATGTAGAAATAGCGCGCCCCTATCCGATGGGAGATCCACGGTGGGTGGCTACGCTATCAGTGGAAAGCTCGTATGGTGTGCCGGTGTTTTTCGGCCACATGACAAACCCGCCGGTCCCCAAGCCTCCGCGTCGCAGGAAACCACCTCGAAGGATCGCTCCTAACCGGGCGTTACGCCGAGTAGTAGAAGCAGTGAAAATATAGAAAGTAGGTGATGAAAATGAAATTCCCGGAAGGGATTCGCCCATGGCCTGACGCCGAAAACATTATTTGCGAACTGTTGGATGCCTTTGCTGCGGAGTGTGATCCCGCACCACAAGTGTGTACATGGATTCCTGCGGACTACGAAAAAATCATCCGCCAGCATCCATTGATCGTGATCCAGCGCATCGGCGGGGTCGCAGCAGTAGCTGACCAGGTTGATAAACCAATCATTGAGATTGGTGTGGTATCAAAGCGGCGTGATGTTTCCAATGATCTGCTGCGGCATATTCGGGCATGGATGCTGGATAATCAGGCGGAAGAGTTCTCCCGTACAGTACGCATCATTGACGTGGCCGAGGTACAAGGGCCAACCATGCCGGTATGGGTAAATCCCGAAGACCGATATGTAAAGGCATTGTTCACGTTTGCTATTCGCAGGCCTCGATAAAAATAGCCTAACTCAAATCCTCATCCCCCAAACCATAAGGAATGGGGGATTTCCTGTACCCGCTTAATATGGTGGGAGAAAGGTAGATAGAGCGTGACTACTACTGATTTCTATACGCTCAAAGACAAAGACGATAATCTAGTATTTGCCGCTATCAACATGGTTGTTCTTCTCGCTGACTACGGGGCACCGATTCCTGAAGAACTCACTGAAAACGGCAAGCTGAAAGAACTCGGCTCTGAATGGTGGACTGCCGGTGAAATCGAACAAAAATCCGGCGTAGATCTTGCCCCAGACATGAAAGTCGAAGGTCCTGAAGGCTACGGTTCCCGCGGCCGCCGCAGGGATTTCATCACTGAAGAAACCTTCAATATCGACTTCACCCCGCAAGAAGCCCGCCGACGCACGCTAGAAATGTACTACGATCTGGGCACTGGCGAGTACAAGAACGGATCGTATTACGCGAAAAAACGCCGCGCTGCCAAGATGAAAGAATACTCTTCGATCATCATTGGTTATGATGGCGAACCTGAAAACGAAATCTACCCGTATTGGATTTTCCCAAAAGTCACCGTCGAGAAGCGTGGCAAACAATCCGTTACGCAAACCAACGCGCTGACGTACCCATTGACGCTGGCGGCTAAGGAGGACCCCGCCTATGGCGCGCTCTTTGGGTTCGGCATCACCGGCCCTGGATTCACCCCTGAGCTAGCCCAGAAGATGGGTGTTACGGGTGTCCAAAAGCTGCTGAATGATAGCTTCAAGTATTCCGTGAAGGGAGCCACAGGCGGCACGTACACAATCAGTATCAACGGCAAAATGACCGCTACCATTGAGTACAATGCAACCGCTGCCGCTATTCAGGCAGCTATTCGTGCCTCGGGAGAAAACGAAGCCACAGTCGGCGGCACCGTGGATGCGGGGTTTACTATCACCAAGGTTTCTGCCGAGCCAACTGTGATCGCTACCGGCCTCACTGGTGGTGGTTTCCCCAAGACAGTAGAAGTCACAAAGCAGTAAAACCTACTCATCGACCAGTATGAAGGCCAGGCGTAATACCTGGCCTTCTCTGTCCTCATCCATATTCCAGGAAAGGAAAACACCCATGGCAAACCAGAACCGTAAACGACAACCACGCAGACAACCATCGCGCAGCTCGACCCCTATCGACTACGATGACTATGATGACGCTGCAGACGACACCAATTTCGAGGTAGATGGCTACCCAGACGAAGAAACAGAATTGGAAGAAGATCAATTCGAGCGATTCCGTAAACGTGCTCAAGCCCTTCCCATTAAGGAAGTAAAAAACCGCAATCGGACGGTACTTACCCGGAAGCCGTTTGTGCTGGGAGCGGACTACGGGTTTGACCCGGCAATAAAAATCCAAGCCCCCACCTACGTGGATCGCTTACGGTTGGAACAGATCTTAAAAGACCCCGATCAGCTCAGCAGTATCGACGTTTTACGGCTGATCTTCAAGGATAATTTGAACCGGTTCATCATGGCCATCAATGATGCCGAAGACGCCGAAATGATCGCCCTTGGTGTGATCGTCGCCTACTTCGAGCATTTCTACGGCAAAGGCCTGGTAGAAAAGATCACCGATTTTTCTACATTATTGCTCTGATTAACCATCGGGGCAAAGAACTACGGTGGGATTTCCACCGATATCTCAACATTGATATTGATGACTGGTTTATTGGAGTGCGGGACTGGCGAACGTTCCTCGAACTGGTAGAACAGTTACCTCAAGGATCTCACTACTGGGCGTCTGTCATTGATGATGATGATATTGCCCAGTACGCCATGGAACATCAAGACCATGATGTGGCCCATCGACCAGGGTTGCGTGAGTGGGATCCGATCCGGGAACAGTTAGCAGTAATCGAAAATCGACTTATCCAGCTAGTGGCGGTGGGTAGTCAAGGCCAGGTGGGGCTTGATCCGGCTCCTTATCCCGAAACCGCCAGGGAACGTTTGGGTAAAACCCGGTTGAACGCTAAACGTGACCATATTTTAAGCCAGCTAGTAGGGGCTAGATACGACGACGGGGGGTGAGACCATCATGGCTGAATACACCGCCGGCGTCGCCAAGGTAGAGATTAGGCCTAACCTTGCAGGTTTCGCCCGTCGTCTTCGCGCCGAACTTGAAAGAATCACTGCTACCTTTGGTGTAGAGATACTGCCGGATTTCGACCAGTTTCGTGAACAAGTCAAAGCAGAGTTGGCGGAATACGCTGAATCATTATCCATTACTGTTGATGCGGATACCAGCAAAGCACGCCGGAAAATCAACCGTATCACGGGCAAGAAAAACCTCACCCTGAATGTAGATGCTGATACTGGTGCTGCTGAGTCTCAGCTAGATACTACAGCCAGGGACCGGAAAACCGAGATTGAGGCCGACGCTGACACTGCTGCTGCGGAAACCCAGTTGGATATCACAGCGCGTAACAGAGAATCAGAAATCAACGCTGATGCTGATACTGGTGCTGCTGAGTCTCAGCTAGATACAACGGCCAGGGACCGGAAAACCGAGATTGAGGCCGACGCTGACACTAGTGCAGCATCAGCGAAGTTAGCAGCGCTAGTGCGACGTCGTGTTGCTGAAATAGTGGCTAGGACTAATATCGGCCGTGCAGCTGCCCAGTTGGCTGGTCTCGCAGTGCGGCGTACCACCGAGATTGCGGTCAGGGTTAGCAGAGCTGGTCTTGCTGCTGCCCAGGCGCAGATTGCTAGTATTACTGCTCACGCTCGGGCCGCGAGTGCCGCAATGGCCGGTCTTGCAGCCCGAGGTATCGGATTGGGCGTGATCGGGGTTGCTGCTACTGGCGCTGTTGGTCCGCTGGCTGCTATGACTCAGGTGCTGGTGACAGCATCCGGCGCCCTGGCTACGCTACCAGCCCTAGCCGGCGCAGCCGCTGGAGCGCTCGCTGCACTGGGCATTGGTGTGTCCGGGGTGGGCAAAGCATTTTCCGCCATGGGCAAGGGCGCTGCGGCCGCCACTACTGACACCGATAAGTCCATGAAGGCTGCCCAGCGGCAAGTAGAAAACGCAGAGCGCGGTATCGCCACAGCCCAACGTCGGGTAGAAGACGCCCACCGTGGGGTTGCTGACGCCGCCCGTAAAGTCGACGACGCTCACCGTGGCGTGGCAGATGCAGCCCGCCGAGTAGAGGATGCGGAACGCAAGGTTGCCGACGCGGAACGTAGCGTTGTTGAAGCCCAGAAGAATTCCCGTAAGGCCCAGCAAGACCTGAACCAAGCGAGGAAAGACGCTGCCCGGGATCTGCAAGACATGAAGCAGCAACTGCAAGACGCGGCCTTAAACGAAGAGGACGCCGTTTTAGCGGTTGCGCGCGCTAAGCAACGGCTCCGGGAAGCCCAGGAAGACCCAGAATCCAGCCGTCTGGATATCGCCGAAGCCGATCTGGCCTACCGTAAATCTCTGCGGTCTCTCGACGAAATGCGGGAGAAAAACAACAAACTGGCCCATGACACACAGGCAGCTTCGGATAAAGGCGTTGAGGGGTCAGACAAAGTTGTTGCGGCTAAGGAAAAAGTAGCGGAAGCAGCGGAAAAAGAAGCCGACGCGCAGCGTGGCGTAGAGGACGCCCACCGTGGTGTAGAAGATGCCCAGCGTGGCGTGGAAGATGCGCAACGCCGGGTAGAAGACGCTTACCGCGGTGTAGAAGATGCCCAGCGTAACCTGGCAGACGCGCAAGACGGTGTGGTTCAGGCGCAGGAACAGCTCGTTGACGCGCTAGATAACTATGCCGAAGCTGGTGAAAAAGCCGCCGGTGGTACCGACGATTTCGCCGATGCGCTAGCGAACCTTTCCCCTAATGCCCAAGCTTTTGTTCTTGCCATCCAGGCCCTGAGCGCCCAGTGGAAAGAGCTTCGCCTGGAGGTACAGGATAACCTCTTTGCAGGCTTGGGCGAGTCCATCACGGATTTAGCCACTGCGCAGCTGCCTATCCTTAGGGTTGGTCTCGCTGGTATCGCAGCCGAGATCAATTCCGGTTTGCGGTCCACGATCGCAGCGTTGGCTAGCGAGTCGTCCCAGGTAGGGCTGGACCGCATGTTGGGCAATACCGCCGGAATGTTCGCTAACGTTAACCAAGCTGCCAGGCCATTAACTCAAGCACTGGTGGATATCGGGGCGGCAGGATCCGCCTACCTACCGCAACTAGGTCAATACTTAGGTGAGGCCGGCACTAGGTTGGCGGATTTCCTCAGCCAGTCAACTCAAAATGGACAATTCGATCAGTGGGTCCAAAACGGTGTTGAGGCTCTCAAAACCTTAGGGCACACCCTATCTAACATCGGCGGAATCATCTCCGGCGTGTTTCATGCGGCATCCGCAGCAGGCCAAGCATCTTTAGGTCCGCTAGGCCAGCTGCTGGAAATGGTCAACAACTTCGTTAACTCTATGGAAGGCCAACAGGCCCTCACGACGTTCTTCGGGGCTATGACCGATAGTCTCGCAGCGCTAATGCCGATCTTGTCCACGGCGCTGCAAACTATTGGTGGCACTATCATGCCGGCCATTGCTGAATTCATCCAGGCGGCCGCGCCGGGCATTCAGGTGTTGGTGCAGGGCTTGGCGGATGGGTTGGCGGCGTTTGCTCCGGCGATGGCTCCGATCGGTGAGGTAATCGGCCAGTTGGGTGCTGCTTTGGGGCCGCTGGTGGCGGTTCTGGGCCAGGGGTTGGCGGATGCGTTGATTCCGGTGGCGCAGGCTTTTGGCCAGCTTCTTGATGCGCTGTCCCCACTGTTGCCGGTACTGGGTGAGGCATTCAATGCCGTGCTGGTGTCCGTGGCCCAGGTATTACTACAGGTAGCGGAGGCGCTAGCGCCGGTCATTACGGCGTTGGTGACGCAATTAACGCCGATCATTGAGCAGCTGACTCCGGTGTTCACACAATTGGCCCAGGTGATGGGTGATGCGTTGGTGCAGATGATCCAGCAGCTAGCCCCGTTGCTGCCATCATTGGTGGAGGTGTTTGCGCAGATAGCGCAGGCAGTAGTGCCGCTTATTTCAATGATGATTGAACAGTTGTCGCCAGTGCTGGCAATGATTATGCCGGTATTGGTGCAGGTCGCCCAGATTCTAGGTGAAGCGATCCTCAATGCACTAAACCAGCTGGCCCCGGTATTCCCGACGTTAGTGCAGGCGTTCGGGTCTTTGCTGGAGGCGGTGTTACCGCTGATTCCGATGCTGCTTCAGCTCGCGGTAGATGTGATTACCCCGCTGATTCCGGCCGTGATTGCGCTGGTGCCGGCTGTGGTGTCCATTGTTGAGGGGTTCGTGTCTCTGTTGGAGGCAGTAGCTCCGTTGATTCCGATTCTTGCTGAGCTGTTGGTGGAGTGTATCACCCCGCTGATTCCAATGATTATTTCCTTGGTGCCGGCAGTCGTGGGCATTGTTGATGCTTTCGTGTCAGTGGTCCAGGCGGTAGTGCCGGTTATCGCTATTTTGGATGAGTTTATCGGTATCCTGTTACAGGTGCTTGCCACCGTCATCGGTGTGGTAGGGGATATTATCGCTAAGTTCATCACCCTTGGTGTGGACGTTGTGGCCACGGTGGTAGAGTTCGGTGCTGGCATTGTGGGCGGCTTCGCGGACATGATCCAACAAGTCATCCACGCGATCGTGGATTTCGCTAGTGACCTTATCCAGAAGTTCAACGAACTGTGGGCTGGTGCCGCGAACGCCACATCAAAGGGGATTAATTCCCTCATGGAATGGGTACGCGGTATCAAAGATTCTATCCTTGATGCTTTCCACAATGCTGGTAGCTGGCTGGTCCAGATCGGCAAAGACCTAATCATGGGTCTATGGTCCGGCATTAAGCATATGTGGCACATGCTCACCGGCGGTGATGACAATGATGATGGTGATGGCCCTGGTGCCGGCTACGGTGATGGTGGAGTAACCCACTACGCTAATGGTGGTACGCGCCTATCGACGCAGGATGCTCAAATCGCCCCCGGTGGCTCATACCTGGTGTGGGCTGAAGACGAAACACAGGGTGAGGCGTTCATCCCATTGGCCCCGTCAAAGCGGAAACGTAGCACCCAGATCCTGGCTCAAACCGCAAACATTATGGGCTTTGACGTGGTAGAAAAGACTACCCGCACTAAAGTCGCCTACGATGGGACAGACGTTACCCCACAAGCTCCCCGGAGGTTTGCTGACGGTGGTATTACCATCCAAAAACTGGACGAGTTCGCCCACGAGATCGAGGGGCAGCCGTACGGGCAAACACAGTGGGGTGATGGCCCTGGTGCGGTAAGTGCCATTAGCCGTTACGCTGTGGGGTTGGATGCGTGGAGTGACCAGTTCTCGCTTGCCATGGAAGCCAAAGCCCTATCAAACTTGGGCTTTAATACCGGCCGCGGTGATTTCGGGGATCTACAGGTCGGCTGGTTCGGCACTGACCCTGATGGTGAGGAAGGACATACTGCCCTCACTGTCCCGTCTGGTGTGGCGGTAGAAATGGGTGGCGAACGCGGCGATGGGCAGTACGGTGGTGCCGCTGCGGGTGCTGACGACCCACAGTTCACCGAGCACGCATATTTACCAGGTGCGTTCTTCACGGAGGTGGAGGTACCAGCGGATAAAGATTTGGAAGAAATCGTTGAACAGCAGCAGTCGGATTCTGCTACAGATGCGGATCGTATTGATGCTGTGGTCCGCACAAAGTCTTCCGATGATGCTTATGATCTGGCATCTTCCTATGATTCCAATGATGATGCGCTTT